GTAAGAGGTAAACTACTAAAGCTTAATTTCAAAGTTGATCACTGAGTGTATCATGTCCCATAATCTTGCTCGTTCCAAATCCCTAAGAAAGGAGATGTAATAAAACGAAGATTTTCGCTACTGGGTGTCATGACGCCGCCATGACCCGTCGTTTACGCAGGCACGCTCCCAGCACTCGCATTGTAATTAATTACTGGAGTGTTGAGAAAGAAGTGCAATGTGAAATCCGTTCCAGCTGCTGCGTAGCGATGCAGCGACATCCGGGAAAACCCGGTGCCTGCGGAAGGATGTAAATTCACATCTACGGTGTAGTTGTCTGTGTCAGATCCATCAGAAGACGTTCCTAGCAACCAGTTTCGCGGGTTCGCGAACTGGAAGACATAGTTGGTCATCATCGGATATTCCACACCTACGCCGGTCTGCGTGAGTGGATTTGTGAGAGCCATACCACTGGCGCCAAAATTCGACCCATAACTTTTCCAAATGTTACCTTTCAGCAACGATTGAGTAGTTGAGGCCGAGGTGGCGCCCACGATGTAGGCACTCTCTAGTCCTTGGTTCCCTGACGAAATCGTCGAGCCGACACGTCGTGTGACGGCTATGTTGTGTGGGATCGCACCATCGGGATTCACCAGATTGTAGTGCCACCGAGTTGACCCGCGCATAGCAATGAATGCTGTCGCAAACCATCCCAAATACGTTGTGTTTGTATATGAGAACTTGTAGGTCGTTGCCGGAGTCTCGACACCCTTCGCAGCTGTATATGCTGTTGTGTCGTACCCTGGCATGGGTGGAAACCGCGTCTGGTAAACGCGAATCATTCCTGCAAAATCCGTAGATGTAATTGCTGGAACTGTGATGCGATCCACTAGAGTGCTGCGACGGAGCAGCAATCTCACGGAAGGAACCGGTTCTCCCCAGTTGACAAGGTACCTCTCGTCGAAGGGAGTGTTGGAGTGAATAGGTTCAACTCCTGACTGCATGCCGAATATCGTATAGGTATTCGGAATGTCACGTGGGTTGGCGAACTCGAGGTTCTCAGCACCACGCACAAATACCAACACGGAACAGGTGGCCGTGTCGATAGGTGCAGTCAAATTGTTGAGCACTCTGACCGTCAGCGCGCCGTTGGTCGCCGAAACCGGAGGGATAACCGCCGATGTGGACCAAGTTGGTGTAGCTGTGATCAAGGGGCATGCAAGCCAAGGCAAGGCTTGCATGTATGGTACGCGGAACTCAATTTCGTCGCTCTCTTGGATGTCCAGAATAGCAGTGTACGCCACGTGCGTGTAATCTGTAGTCCCTGTGAGAGTGGAAGCTGGGTCCCAATGAATGCGGAGGCGACCGCTGTGGTACTGGGAACATACCACTTTGAACCTGAAGATGATATCACCGCGCCAATGCCCGAACGCGGTTCCTACCCATCCCATTGGGGTGGTAGTCACCGCATAAGTGCCTGCGCCTGAAGCGGTACCACGTTCACTTAGCATCGGATGAACGCTGGCAGAGAAAATTAATGCTCCAGCAGCGCCACCGGCAGTCCAAGTTCCTGTCGCCAGGTAGGACTCTTTTTGAACGAGGTGAGTAATACTCAATTCATCTTCGGGGCCAACGCCAACAATCCGCGGATCGACTGAGAGTTCGCCCTTTGGATCGAGCATGAACTTCGAAGTCGGTTCAGAGATTTGCGCTGACGCGAGGTCGTGGAAAGGCACATTCTTGAAAGGTTTCACGTCTTCTATCACAGGGACATTAGACCATCCAAGAG